GATAAAAAAGAGGATGATGATTTTATATCTTATAGTAAGTAAGTTTGTAAATCTAATTTTTTCTTTGTATATTTAATTCTTAAAATTATATACAATGAACATATTTTATATCCATGAAAATCCAATTGTAGCTGCTAAAGAATTAGCAGATGATCATATTCGTAAAATGCAAATCGAATCAGCACAAATGTGTTGTACAGCTCATTGGGAAACAGGAACTGAAGCACCATATAAACGTGCTCATTGGAATCATCCATCAACCAAATGGACTAGAGAATCTATTCAACATTATGATTGGTTAGTAGAACATGGATTAGAAATTTGTAATGAATTTACTAAACGTTATGGTAAATTGCATAAAACCCAAAGTGTATTAGAATGGTTAAAACAAAATAAACCTAATGTGCCTGATAATGGTTTTACACCTCCTCCACAATGTATGCCTGAAGAATTTAAAATGGAAGATACTATAGAAGCATATAAAAACTTTTATATTAACGATAAAATTAAAATTAAAAAATTAACTTATAATAAATTAAATAATAAACCTGAATGGATAAGCATATTGTAATTGTAGGTGCGGGAGTAGCTGGTATTAATGCTGCAACTAAATTAGTAGATAACAAATATAAAGGTAAAATCACTATTATTGATATGGGGAAAGATCCTCATAAACGATTACCAAGTGAAGTGATGACAGGTTTCCTCGGAGCGGGAGGGTGGAGTGATGGTAAATTAACTTACCACACTGCCATTGGAGGTCAATTAAAAAAATACTGTGGCGAAGATAAAGCCATGGAATTAATGGATCAAGTTATTACTAACTTTAAACGTTTTCATCCTAAACCTGAAGAGGTACAATGTTCAAATCCTGATGCTGAACCTGACTTTATTAAACCATATTTTGGTTTACGTTTATTTCCTGTATGGCATGTTGGAACGGATTATCTATTAGAAATTGCTAAAAATTGGTACTCATATTTAGTTGATAACGGGGTTCAATTTATTTGGGAATCTAAAGTATTTAATATTAAATTTGATACTAATAGTTTATATTTTTTTGATGTAAATGAAGGGCATCCTATGTTATGTTCTAAAATCAACTATGATGAACTTATTTTTGGTGTAGGTAAATCAGGTATTGACTTTGCCCAACAATTAGCAAACGAATATGAATTACCTACTGAACCCAAATCAACCCAGATTGGAGTGAGATTTGAAAGCCCACAACATCATTTTCAAAAATTAATTGATATTTCATATGATTTCAAATTATATAGAAAATTTGATGATAAAGGAGTATCATTACGTTCATTCTGTACTAACAATAATGCAGCTTATGTTGCAGTAGAAGAAACATACGGAAACTATACTTACAACGGTCATGCTAAAAAAGATGAGCGTTATCGAAATAATATGACTAACTTTGGTATTATTATGGAATTAAATGGTATTGAAGACCCATTTACTTGGAGTAGAGATGTTGTCAAACAATTACAATCAATAGATAATAGAGGATTATATTATTCACCTTCAAGACATCCTTCATTAACATCAGAAGGAGAACTAGTAGATGCTTTTCAAATAAACGATGCTGATATGGTTAGTGTGAGAAAAACATTTCAAGGTTATTTTAACTACATAGATGAATTTATTGATGATATGAAAAAAGTATTTCCAACATTAAAAGATGATTGGGGAATTTACATACCTGAAGTAAAATACTTATCACCTGAGCCACTCGTTGATTATACAAATTTAGCCCTGACTAAGTTTCCAAATGTCCATTTTGTTGGTGATGCTTTAAGTGCTAGAGGTATAACAGTGAGTGGTGCACAAGGCATTTATGTCGCGGAAGACATTTTAAAATTTAATTAAAAAAGGAGAGCTTGGCTCTCCATTTTTTTCTTCGTATATTTAAAAAGTTATGAAATATTCAAATTTACATTTAATAGATGAAGAAAGGTTTAATCAACTATTAGAAATGTTATCATCCAAAGATGAAGAAAATGCTAATTTAGCCGTAGAAATCTTAATAAATTCCGATACTAATGATTTAAATACTTGTCATTATATAGAAAACCTATCTTTAGTATGTATATTTTCATCTAAACCCTATGCTAAAAAAGTACAAGAATATTATTTATATTTAAAACAACAACCTAATTGGAAAAAAGTTCAAGATGCCCATTTGGCATTTTATGATGATCTATTTAATATAGAAGAAGAACTAATTTATGATTATAATGAAGCAGGAAATTTAGTGAATGTTAGAGTTAAAAAGTAAATTTGGATTTTTAAATCCTACTTCGTATATTAAATCAAATTAAAAATAAAAGTTATGTCAAAACAAAATTTAGTGTCGGTTAACGTAACCGAATTGAAAGAATTCCTAACACACATTGTTGAAAACAATCGTTTTCTACAAAGTCAAGGTAAATTACCTGTATCAACTGAAGTAATTGGTGAGTCGGGAATTGGTAAAACATCAGCTATTGTTCAATTAGCTAAAGAGTTAGATTTAAATTTCGTTAAATTAAATTTAGCTCAAATTGAAGAAATTGGTGATTTAGTAGGTTTTCCGATTCGTCAATTTGAAGTAAAAGACAATAAAGAGACTATTTGGATTGATGAACATGCGTTTGATGAATATCTTAAATTAGGATATAAATCAACTGGTCAAAATCGAATGTCATATTGCCCGCCTGAATGGATTGCTAACAAACCTAATGGCGGTATTTTATTATTAGATGACTGGAACAGAGCTGATATTAGATTTATACAAGCTGTAATGGAATTAATTGATCGACAACAATATATCAGTTGGTCATTACCTAAAGATTGGCATATTATATTAACTGCTAACCCTGATAATGGTGATTATTTAGTTAATAGTATAGATAATGCTCAGAAAACACGTTTCATATCTGTACAATTAAAATATGATATTGATTGTTGGGCTAAATGGGCTGAAGAAAATTCTATTGATGGTAGATGTATTAATTTCTTACTAATGCATCCTGAATTAGTAACTAAAGATGTTAATAGTAGAAGTATATCAATGTTCTTTAATTCAATTTCATCTATTAAGAATTTTGATGATTCATTACCATTAATTCAAATGATAGGTGAAGGATCAGTAGGACCAGAATTTAGTAGTTTATTTACTATGTTTATTAATAATAAACTAGATAAAATGATTTCACCTGAAAACATAATGAGTCAAGATGAACAGTATGTATTAAATACTTTGAAATCATTAACAGGTAAAGAAGATAAATATAGAGCTGATATAGCATCAACATTATCAACTAGAATCATTAACTTCTTAGATTTATTTGCTAAAAACAATACCGTAGATAAACTAATCACTGAAAGATTATCTAAAATTGTAAATGAAAAAGTATTTACAACTGATATCTGCTACAACATGGTAAAATCAGTTTACAATAATAATCCATCTAAATTTAAAACAATGATGATGGACAAGTCGTTAGTTGAATTTATTATGTGTTAATTATATTTGATAAAGCCCTCGTAAGAGGGTTTTATTTTTGTATATTTATAAACATGATAAAAATATATTATTTAGAAAATTCTACTGGGATATTTTATATAGGTAAAACTAAAAATTCTTTATCTAATCGTTTGAGTTCTCATAAATTTCAATTAAAATCAAAAGGTATAAATAATATTAGTATTCATTTATTAGATGAAGTAGAAGAAAAAAATTGGAAACAATGGGAAAATTATTGGATTGAACAATTTCAAACTTGGGGTTTTAATTTAATCAATCAAAATAAAGGTGGAGGAGGTCCTATTACTCATACCCAAGAAACTATTAATAAAATAAGAGAAAATCATAATTATGATGAAGGAGGTAAAAAAATATCTTTATCTAAATTAGGTTCTAAATATAATATAGTTAAAAAAGGTAAACTTCATAAAACTTACGGTACTACTCAAAGTAAAGAAACTGTAGAAAAAAAACGTAAATCTTTAACAGGACAAATTAAAAATCCTTATAAGACTCGTAAAGATAAAGGAGTAAATAGACCTAATATTACTGGAGAAAATCATTACTTATTTGGAAAATCTATAAGTGACTCTCATAAATATAATAAAAGTTTAGCAGCATTAGGTAATAAAAATAGAAGCAAAATTATACTTCAATTAGATTTACAAAATAATATAATCCAAAAATTCAAATCAGCTGCGGAAGCTGAAAGACAACTTAATATAAAAGGTATAAGAAATGTATGTTGTGGTAAATCTAAAACAGCAGGGGGATTTAAATGGAAGTATGAATAAAAAATTTGGCTTTCTCCTTTAATATTAGTATATTTAAAATATTAAAATAAATAATAAAAGTTATGATAGTAAATTGTTTAGGAATATATCAAAATTCTAATAATAGTATAGATACTACTTGGAATGGAGTAACGGATTATATTATATTAGAAGATAAAACAAAATATGAAAATTTAATAGAAAAACTATTAAATCAATCCCCTAATTCTAATTTAGGGGATAAAGTTTATTTAGGTAAATTATCTAACATACCAAGACATCGAGTTAAGGAACATTTTGAAAATTCTACAAGTAAAAAAACTTCTAGAATAGAACAAGCTAATACTATTATTTTTAGTAGAGAATATTTACTTAATTTTAAAAAATATTTAGAAAAATTAGAATTAAAAGAATTTTTATTTCTAGAAAAAACTCAAATTCTACACGATTATATAAAAAGAAATTCATCTGAATGGGCTTATAAAAAAATTGGGCCTATTTTTGGAAGTAATATACCTTTATTACTTATAAGTTATTACAGAAATACTAATTTAACTAATAGTTTAGTACCTAACTTTAAAAGAGTAATCGATACTGTTCAAGTTAAAACACAATATGTAGAAGCTTTATATCGAGATACTTATACTAAAGAAATTTTAAATTATTTAGATTTAGTTCTAGAAAACCCATCAATTAACATACTATTCGATGAAGATTTCCTAACTGATTTAAATTCAAATGGTATTGAATTAGATGCTGATTATTTAGCTACTTTGAATAGTATGTTTGAAAGTAAGGAACAAGCTAATATTAATTTAGCTTTAGAAATGTTATCTAATGTTAATATTGAAAATAATTATTTTACTATTGCTTTATTATTAAACAAATATCAAAACCTGTTTTCATGGGGCAGTGGCTTGAGTATGTCTCAAAATAAAAGTTTTAAAAGTATAGAGAAATATTTAAAAGACAAAAAGATAAATTATAGTTCAGATTGGAGAGTATTTAGCTCTGCCTTATACAAAGATAGTAAAAATGATCCTGAAAGATTAGAAATTATAACAAGATTTATTTTGGAAAATTTAAATAAGTACATGAAAGAAGGTAATATTAATGGAAATTTAAATTTATTAGATATAAAGTTGGTATCTTAAAAAAATCTTCGTATATTAATAAAAAATAAAAGTTATGTCTATATATCACGAAATCACAAAGTTTTCTAAAACATTAATGTTAAAAGAACCATTTTATGGTTTATTTTTAATTTCACTTAACAAGGAATTAAACACTTCAATTCCTACAGCGTGTGTAACACCTGATAAACTTAACATTAAATTGTGTGTTAATCCCGAATTCTGGGAAAAGTTAGATGAAAATACTAAATTAGCAGTTCTAAAACATGAGTTGCTACATATTGCGTTTTTTCATTTACAACATTTTGATCGTTTTCCTAATAAAAAGCTATATAATGTAGCAGCTGATTTAGAAATCAATCAATATATTCAAAACGAATATAAAGGTGAAAAATGGGATGGACTAGAATTTGATCAAGATATTTTTAAACCCTTAAATTTATTACCTAAACAAGGTACTAAATATTATTATGATAAATTACAAAATGAATTAGATAATAATCCTAAGGGTGATTTTGCTGATTTCATGAACGGGATTGAAATCGATATTCATGATTTATGGGAAGCCATGGAAGGAATGGGCGAAGCAGAACGTAAATTAATAGGTAAACAAGTTGACCACCAATTAAAAGCAATAGCAGAAGAATTAGAAAAGCGTTCTAAAGGACGAGGATTAGTACCTTCTGAAATGAAGGATTATATTGATTCGTTATTTGAAGTAACTGAACCTGTACTAGATTGGAAAGCATATCTAAGAAGATTTAGTAATACATCAAACAAAATCATTACTAAAAAAACCAGACGTAAACTAAATAAACGCTACTCAGACAACCCCGCATTAAAAATTAAACTTAAAAAATCTACATTAGTAGCAATTGATACATCGGGTTCAGTTTCTAATAGTGAATTAGCAGAATTTTTTAATGAAATTTACCACATTTATAAAACAGGTACTAAAGTAACAGTAGTAGAATGTGATGCTGATATTCAAAGAGTTTATGAATATAAAGGTAGTTTAGAAGATTTATCTGTTCAAGGTAGAGGTGGTACTGATTTTGAACCTGTAATGAAGTATTTAGTAGAACATAAAAATGAATTTGATAATTTAATTTATTTAACAGATGGAGAATGTTGTTCACCTGCTACTAAACCACTTAAACCCATATTATGGGTGCATAGTTCAAAATCAAAAATAAATGATGAATTACCAGGTACTAAAATTAAAATACAATAAGTTATGTCACCAATAGGAATATTAAATAAAATACAGGAATTTATCACCCCTGATAAAATTAATGTTAAAACATTACCTCAAAAATATGATGATATTATTCTCCCTTTAACTAATTTAAGTGATAAATTAATTTTAGGTGGTAGTTTAGGTTTATATGTAATGGGTATTATAGAATATGATTTTAAAAATCGTAAACCTGATATAGATTTTAGTTTAACTGAATCATTAACTGAAGATGAATTATTAGTTTTTAAAGATTTCTTCAATCTAGAATTAATAGTTACTCGTGGTGATTATGATTTTATACAAGTTAATCCTAACGAAGATAAAACTGTTAAAACTAAACCTGTTTCACATTTTATATCAAAAGAACTAATCCAACTCCGAAAAAATTCTACTGAGTGGGTTGTACCATCAGGTGATAATGGTAATATAGAATATACTGTAGATTTATTTAATACTCAATATATTAAACCTAGAGATATAGTTCATGTTGATTATAATGGGGTTAAACTTAAAGTTAATCATCCCTCTATTACATTATCTCATAAATCAAGATATGCTTATGATAATAGAGTAGGTAAACAATATAAACATTTTAAAGACATAGGAGATATTAATTGGAAAAAATACTTTCAAATAGTAAAAAGTATTAAATCACAATGGGTAGAAGATACTTGGTTTAATGAATTTTCTTAAAATTTATTTGTCTTTATAAAAATCTCTTCGTATATTATAAGGTAAAATAAAAGTTATGAAAGTAGAAAATAGAGGTAGACAAGCTATAAATGATACTATCATTAAAGTTTATACTCAAGTATTTAAAGACCATAAAGGTGAAATTACTACCTGGGAATGGGATAAAAATATTCACGCTAATGGCCCCATTAGTGTTACAGTTAAAGATCCTTTTTGGAGTGTATTTGATAAAAAGGAAAAACAATTAGCTGAACTATTAGACAGATACGAACCTAAAGGTAATGAACGTAAACCACGTATTACTAAAGCCGATAAAGAGCTAATTGAACAACTAGAATTTGAGATAAATGAAATCTGGTATGATTCATTTCCTGAAGATATACCCAAAGTAAGAAAACCAAGAACTCCCAAAATTAAATAAATGAAAGCCAAAAAAATGATATTAAAAGATCTAAATGCCTTAATTGAATTCTCTGAAAACGAGCCTGAGCAAATTCATACTCAGACTTATAAAATGTTAAATCAAGAATGGAATAAAAATAAAAAGTATTCTATAGTTGATTTATTTGTAGTTGAACTAACTGATGATGAAGAAATGGAAGAAGTTATTTTAACAGTCCAAGAAGATGAATGGGAACGAGCATTGGAGTTAGGATTAACACATTTTGAATCAGTTGAAAATTATGAAATGTGTTCTAAAGTGCTTAAATTATTAGAAACTATAAAAGGTTAATATTTATATTATATAATTTATTTTTATGAACAATAACTTTAACTTAAAACAGTACCTTTCAGAAAACAGACTATTAGGTGAAATTGAGGTAGGGAAAGGTAATTACCAACTTCAACAACTTTTTGATAAAGTTATTGAAGATGATAGAGAGTCTTTTCAAGAATTCCCACATATTATCGAAGACCCTGAGTTACGTGATAATTATGAATACACGGTTCAAAATGCTAAATATGGTACTATAGAAGAACTAGCTGAATCTCTTTATGGTACTTGGGTTGCTTTAAATTTATATAACGACGATTCGGATTACGGGGATTTTATATTATATATAATAGGGGTTTGTAAAGAACTTAATTTTAAAAATACTAAAGACTTAGTTAAAGCTCTTGTTAATGTTAATTATAGTGATCCTTATAATGAAGAATATTTTGATCAGTTTGAAGATGACCTAGAAGGTCTAAACGAAATAGAAGTATCATTTATGGATAGTGACAGATACTATCTTACACCATTAGCAGAAGCATATCTTTCTTATTTGCCTAACAAATATGATGATATATCTATGGAAACTGGAGATGAAGACATTGCTAATTTTCTTTCTTACATAAAAACTGTATTAGATTCAACTGGAAAAGATTATGTATCTTATAATTCTGCATATGAAGTTTGGCATGATATGTTGTATTATGATTATGATACACAAGAATATAAGGAAGCAGTTGATATACAATTTGATGAATGTCTAAGATTAGGACTTCTAACAAAATAAATTAAAACTTACATACAAAAATTTGGCTCCTTAAAGGAGCCTTTGTATATTTAACATTATAAATTTAAAACAATAAAGATTATGTATTTTCAAGTAAACGTGTCTATAACAGACATCAATGACAAAGGTAAACAAACTAAAGTTACCGAACAATACCTAGTGGATGCAGTTTCTGTAACTGACGCTGAAGTAAAAGTTACTAAAATGTATGAAGATGAAGGTGGTCAAGTTGACTTCCAAGTTAAAAGTGTTAAGGAAACTAAAATATTACAGGTAATATAATAGATTTCAAACGATTTATGAAACAATTGTTTAAACATGGTGACATTCTATACCTAATTAATAGAGTAATGCCACTACATCAATTTCATGATAAAACCGGTGTATTCAACAACGAAAAGATGAAAGCATGGAAGTTGTGGTTAGGATGTGATCATGTATTAAAACATAATGAAATGTATTTGTTTGTAGAGACAATACCGGAACATGAATTTGAAGAAATATAAATCTAATAAATAAAAATGAAGACAGTAATAAAGTATTATACCAACAATTGTATACCATGTAAAACCTATACACCGGCATTCCAACAAGTAGCTTCACAAATGCCCGGAGTTCAGTTCCAATCAATAGATGCCTCTAGTGGTGATCCAAGAATATTAGAACATGGGGTTAGAAATGTACCCACTACAGTAGTAATCGATGAGAACGGAAGAGTTCGCAAACAAACAGGTGCTATGAGTGTAGAACAACTAAAAGCATTTATAGGGTAATATTTATTACCATACAATTAACTTATGGCTCAATTAAAAGACTTACTACCTCAAATACCTAAAGACGAATTAGCGATTTTAAAATCCCTAAATCAGGAATTAGGAAAAGAATTAACCGAAGCAACTGCTAAAGAAGCAGCTCAAGCTGTTAAAACAATTATTAAAGGATGGAAAGGATGGTCAAAAGCTATGTTAGCTGCCATGTTATTAACACCTAATATTGCTAATGCCTTAGAGACATACTCACCTGAGACTTTAAATGCTATCAGAACTGAAATCTCAGGAGAAAAATCAGCTAAAGGTGATCCAACTGCTGTTAAAACAGAGGATTTCTCACAAACATTCTCCTCAGGACAATCTCAAATTGTTAATAAGCAAGTTATACTTGAGAAAGTAAATAATTTAAAAAGATGGATAAATAATAATAAAACTAAACCATTTAAACTTGTAATTACAGCTAGCGAATCTAAAGTGCCTAACCCTGAAGGATTTGGGCCAGGTGAATTAGCTCAAGAAAGAGGTGAAACACTTAAAGCTATAGTTGATAATTTAGGAGCACAAGATATCGAAATTAAAACTTTAGTAGGTGGACCTGCTTGGGATGGTAAAAATAAAGACGACGCCAAATATACTAAACATCAGTATGTTAAAATAAGTATAGTAATTGATACAGAAAGCATTTGTAACTTAGATAAAAAAAGTAAAGAAGGAGAGCAAGGCAATTCATCTGATGATTATAGAACCTATGATGAGTATTTAAGTGGAAATGGTAACATAATACTTCATACTGGGACTATACCTGATAGAATGATTGTATTAGATGAAAATGGTGGAATTAATTACGATACAGGATATGTAGCAACTGATAAAACTAATGCCCAAAGTGGGTATGAGGAGTGGTATTATGTTCCAATTTATGTTTTAAAATTAACTAAATTAAAAACTAATAAAACCATAATGGGTTCAAATATAGAAACTATTAAAGTAACTTCTTATGAAGATTTAGTTAGTAAAATGCTAAAACCCGGATCTAAACAAACTCTAAGTAATACTGTAGATAAGGCCTTAGATGAATTAAAATTAATGATTGAGAAAGGTGTTAAGGAATTTGTTATTTATAAAGTAGGAACAGGTGATTTAAAAGTCGAGTTCATGAATGATAAAGGTGATTCTAAAGTACAAGTATTCTCACCTGTAGGAAAGACAGGTTTTGATTTAACAGGACAATGTGTTAGAAAATAAAGAAAAACTTGGTTTTGCCAAGCTTTTTTCGTATATTAAATCAAATTTAAAATAATAAGTTATGGAAGTAAAAATTTACAGAGAGCCTGAAAATGAAGCTCTAATCTTAGATGAAGAACAATTAGCAGAGTACAATGAGTTAACTGCTGAATTAGGACTACAAACTGTTGAGCAATCTCAAGAACAGAAAGTACCAAATGTATATATATTTCTAAACTCGGCTATGACTAAGCAATTACATGCTATATGCCCTAAACACTCAGTAGTAGAAGATTATAGAAAATCTACTATACCTGTAGAAGTGTTAAAGGTGTTAAAATTTGCTAAAAGCAATAACATGTATGAGGGGTATGAGATATGGTATAACGATGTTGAACCTGATCCCCTATTAATTGGATGGAACTATATTGACGATAATGCTAGAAAAAACCAATATAGTTGGAGAAAAGATAGATTTTTAATGGCTCGTTGGGGCGATTGTGCTTTGAAATTACCTGAGCTACTACAAGTAGGGTTTGATAAATTAAGACAAGAATTAATAGATAAAGCTAAAACCTCAATATCAACTTGCAAGTCAGTAATTGAAGACCCTGATGTATATGTTAGAAAAATATTAAGTGAACAATCAGTTAGTATTGATTTGACTACTACTTCGTCAAGTACAATTCACTAGAATTAGGGAGCTTTGCTCCCTAAATTTTTCTTCGTATATTTAATCAAATTTAAAAAAGTTATGTCAGAAAGTAAAAAATCATTAGCATCTAAAGAGTACCAATTATGGTGGGAAGCAAATCAAGAGAGAATATTAGCTCAAGATAGGCTTAATCATGATATGAATTACAAATCAGCATTAGCTAAACATTTAAAACAGTAAAGGTTATGAGTAAATTTATATTAACCATAATAATATTGTTTAATTTAACCTGTAATGCACAACGAATAAATAAAGCATTTGACCCTAGATATTTCTATCATTGGGAATCAGTTAATCCTCAACAATTTGATATGGAAATTATCATCTATAAAGAGGGTGGTAAAGCTCATGTAACTGAATTTAAAGGAAATCATAATGGCAACTTAGGTGAAGGAATTTTATACTCTACCGTTTATGTTTGTAGAAATAAAAAAGGTAGAATGGCTGTTGAAACAATTGATCCTTCTACATTTCAAATCATAGGTAGTGAGTATATTCTAACACCTGATGAAAAATTGTTACGAGTTACACAAAACGATACAATAACATTTAAAAGAAGGCATTAACATTCC